GATTTTTACAATCGTCGAGTTTTGAACAAAGGCAACGGAGATCTTCCTCCATCAAGCCAGTTCTAGCGGCTATAACTCGAGTCATCAAATCTATGTCTTTAACATCTTGGGGCCATGATCCACCTTCTGTCAACCAGAAGGGTTTTTCCCGATCTGCAGATTTCCTCTTCTTTCGAATTTCAGAGGTTTCAGTATCAACTAAACCCTCATAGTACCGTACAACCATTCGCGCATAATTACCCGTTACCGGTGTCAAACCATCTGTAACTAGGTATCCATCCAATCTATCAATTGCAGCGGAAGCCAATGGAATATTCGGGTCACGGCTGGTGATATGCAGCTTACGCCACGTTCGCAATGGGTCTTGGAAAGTAGTTTCTGTTGTGTATGGGTCAGGATAAACACGTGCCAAGAAAGTCAGACCTTGTTCCGGTTTGAACTTTTCTATCTTCATGGTTAAACCCAAATCATCCACCACTTTCAGAATCGACTTCTTATACAACTCATCAAACAAACTATCATCTCCAAATGACAATCCGATTAACCGAAAAGCTTCCTCACTTGTTAAATCAGGCTGTGTCATACGAACAGAACAGTACATAACAAAAGCATTAATTAACGTGTTACCATCACACGTAATTGGACCACCGCTCTTCACACCAACTCCAGGATCATATCGAAACCCAAATCGTTTTGCTCTGGCCGGACAAGATATTAACATATCCAAATAGCCTTGCAATTCGTCTTTAAATTTCGGATTGAAGTAGCGTAAATAACAGGCGTTCACGACATGCCTTTGAATCCAAGCGGAAACAGAACCATCCAGATTACTATAATCACCTTCCATGGGGTTAAAAATAGATTTAACATAGTCACACACTTTAGTTGCTATCTCCTTGGGAGTTCTCCCAGGACAAAACCAATGATCATTATGTTCAGCATGTAATATCTTATCACGGAAAGACAATGAAAACGAGGAAAACTTCAACATATATCGCATATCAGCAAAACTTGATATTATCCTACCAGATTTCATGCACGGCTCATTCTTAACGAAAGCTTCAATCAGTTTTCGATAAGCCATGTCAACTGTCTCCCAGATAGACTTCACTGCCAGAGTTTGTGAAGGTTTATTCAACATTTCAGCCGTCGTCTCCAAGGCATAAGGACAACCTTTACCAACTTCTGGAGTGACGAGCCTAACAAACTCACTTGCAAACGCTTGAATTTTCGGTCCGGGCGTTTTGTTATTAGCCACACTGGTAACTCGACGTTCCAGCGATTGCGACAAAACCTCCCACCGTTTGATCATAGGCATCA